GCGATGAGCGCGGTGAACCCGAGGAAGGCCAGCGCCCACTCGATCTTGACGCGCTTCGGGGACTTCGGGAATTGGTTGGTCATTCTTTCGCTTTCTTATCCGCCGCCTCTTTCCGCGCCGCGTCATTCTGTGCGCCGATCTTGTTGATCATATCCACGGCAACCTTCGCCTTAGCTTTCATGGCCTCATCGGCGGCCTTTTGCGCCTTCTCAATTTGCTTCGGGGTGCATCCCGCCATTTCCATGGAGGTTGGCAGGTCAAGCCCGGCATCCTTCCAAGCCTTCGTGGTGATGGCCCGCTCCGCATCATCCGGAGGAAACGGGTCGGGTACGGTGATTGTGTGGTCGAAGTCGCCCGCGTCGTATGATCCCGCCACTTGCAGCACCTTGGCGAATTGCCCCATCGTGAGGGCCATCTTCAAGGCCCGGGTCAGGCCGGTGGCGAAGTTGGTACCCGCCTCACGCGCGCGGTCGAGAGCGGGGGCCAGCGTGTAGGAGAGCGCCTTTCCGGACATATTCGCCCCTTCGGTCTGGGAGTAGTATCGCAATTCCGGCATGTCCTCCTTCAATTCCTCCACCATGTCGTTGGCGATGTTGCGGATCGCCTCCCACGCGATGTTAGGGACGGTGCTTTCCAACGTAGTCCCGGAGGGCAGCCGCGGCATGATGTCATCGGTCAGCGAGACGGTCGTGGTCGGCTTGCCCGCGGCGTCGAGGATCGGAGCCGGCGCGAGCGGCCGGTTGTCCTTGTCGAAAGCGTTCTGCCGCAACCAGGTGGTTCCGCCGGCCTTCTTGAATACCATCTGTGCCAGCCTGGTAGCCTGCCGGTTGGCCTCATCCTGCTTGTCGAGCGTGTGGGTAAAGCAGCCCGTCCCGCGCAGCGCCCCGGTATTCTTGAACTTATCGTGAACGAAGGGCGCGAAGTCTATCCCGAACTGTGCCAGCGGCCCCCACTCTTTCGGCTCGCCGTACTCATCCAAAGGCGTGGGATATTGCAGGTTGCTTTCCCAAACAGAGTAGTAGGCCATCGTCGCGTCTTCGGACTTCTTCGTGTAGTATTCGGTGCGGTAGATGGTCTGGTTTTGATCATCCACGTCGATGGGCGTTTCGATGCGGATGCTGATAAGGTAGCCCCGTTCGTCTTCCTCGAATTTGACCACGTTTTCCGAAGGCACCTGCTGGATGTATACCTTGTCCGCTACCGGCTTGGGCGGCTTCTGGCCTTCCTTCACGGGCGGCTGATCGGCGTACCCAAGCTGCACCTTTAGGAACAGATCCCCCAACTTCGACAGGTCGCGGGTGTAGAGCTGCTTCATCTCATCGAAGTTGCTCCACGTCAGCACCTGATTGAGAGCGTCGAGTAGCGGGTGCGTATCCCCTTCCTCTCCCGTGACAATCTGAACATTTCCTACCAGCATCTTCGTGGCGTAGAACTCCACCGACCGGTTGGATACCTGCCGGAGCGGCTTGATAGCCTCCAGCCACTTGGAAAGGCCGTAGGCCGCCATGCTGGTATCGTCGTACACACCATTCCCGCTGTAATACAATTCGCACTTGTTATACAGCGCGTACCAATCCAACAGCAGGCGGTTGGTAACGAGCGGTTGAACGTTCGGGATGTAGGTCATTGGACACCTCGGCCGGTTAGGCCAGTTTCCAGATAATTGGAGCAGAACCAGACCAATTGCGAGAACGCATCTGATTGGTCGCGGTATGCGGAATTCGGAACCTCGAATATTTCCTCTTCAAACAGGTTCAGCCATTCTTTATTCGTATCATCCGGCACGGGCAGGACAACCATCCCCTTTTCCAAGAAGTTGGAAATCAACTGGCAGCGAGCATCCTTGTCGTTCTGAGGATTGACCGGCTTCAAGAGTTCGCCCGGATCTATCCCCAATTCTACCTCCAGCTTATGTATCACGGATGATCCAGCGTTGAGAGATTGCATGACTGACTGGCCAGATGACTTGCTCTCCACGCAGATATTCCGCAGGGAGAATTTATACATCTGCGCGATGTCCTCGATGTTCCGTTGAAGCTCGGGGAAGATCCACCGACCGCGCCTGACGTACCGTATGAATAGCCGGTAGTCGGCCATGATTTCCCCCACCACACAGGCAGAGTAGGCGGCGGTGTCCTCGATGCTTGCCGCCGTATCCCACGAAATAAATCGGCCAAGGATCGAGGTATTGGAAAGGCGATTCTTGAACCATTCCCTCTTCCAGAAGTTGCCCGAAATCGGGGAGGGGCGCTGCTGGAACTGCCCCGCCACGTCCATATCTGACATGAGCGCCTTGGAGCGCATCAACCATGCCCCGTCGAACATATCCGGCCATAGCAGCTCCCCTTTCTTCTTGCGGGGGTCTTTGAAGCCTATGGAACTCTTGAAAACCTCGCCCTCGAACTCAACAGGAAGCACCAGGAACTCCGCAGGCTCCCCTACCCTCTTGATATGACCCGCAAGGTCGGCTTGCCCGAGCCGCTGCATGATAAGGATTTTCTTTCCGTTTCGCGGATCAATTCGTGTTGGAAGGATATTATCGTACAGGTCATTGACTGTTTTGATTTCCGCTTCGCTGTATCGGTCTTCAATATCGAGCAGGTCATCGAGTAGAAGATAATCACCGTGGTCTCCAGTCATCCCGGACAATCCGTAAGCGTGCCGGAACCCGCCGTTGGTATTCGAGTAGCGCGTCTTCAGTTGGTCGCCTTCCGCAAGCGCCAGGTGGAACAGAGCGGAGTACCATTCCGACGTGACAAGGTTGCGGCAGAGCAGGCTGTCCCGAGTGGCGAATACCTCCGAGTGAGTGATGCAGATAAACCGCTTGCGTTGGTCGCGCGTCCACACCCACGCGGGGAACAGAACGTTGACGAGCAAGGATTTCATGTGGCCGGGCGGGATGTTTATTACCAGCGTCCGGGGTTTGAGGGTATCGTCCTCCACGGCTTGCAGGTATTTGCAGACGGCTTTGATATGCCAACCGGGTACGAACTTCACGCCGGGCAGGACGTAGGGGAAGGCCTCCGTCACGAACCGGTAGAAGTCGCGGCGGCAGAACTCCGCGCTTACATCATTCCGCGTCGGGAGTATCAGGGTCATCCGGTTCCGCCTTGTTGAGCAGCGTCATCAGCACGCCCAATTCCTTCTCGGACAGCTTCGACAGGTCGAGCGGCTTCGTGCGCCCGCCTGTGAGCTGGATTTCCTCCAGCACCTTTCCGTATTCGCGCTCCAGGCATTGACGCGCGAACGCAGGGTCGCCCGCGATGGCCGCCATGTACATGTTATGAATGAGGAGTTGGCGATTGGTAAGTTTGGAAGCCTTATCCACCCGGTCGCCTTCCTGCGCGAACAGGTCCGCAATCGTGATACCTTTGAGCGGCCTGCCCTTCAAATTGCGTTTCGGGTCAAATCCTTTTTTGAAGCCCATGGGTCACCTCACCACTTGCGCCAGAGCATTGGCGACGGAGATGGCCTGGATGATAAGCATCACCACCCCGGAGAGCGTGGCCGTGCCGATGGTCGCCATGATACCCACCACGAGCTTTTGCTGGGTGGACAGACGACCGAATTCCCCCACCAGCCCGCTCCGCTTGTCCGGCCCGTGTAACACGAGATCATTATCCTCCGTGCATTTCTTCACGACCGCGAAATCCGTTACGAGCTTAGCCATCTGAGCGGAAAGGTTGTCGATTTTGGCTTCCATGCGGTCAAATTGTCCTTTCGTCGCCATCGTATCGCTCTCCTAGACTTAGTACGTCGTGGTGTGAATGGCCCAGATGGCCATTGCCGCTCCCTGAGTGCTTACTGCTGTCAGCGGAAGGGCGATGGTAGCCGGCAGAACGCCAGCGGCACTGGCCGTGGCGGAATATCCGAAAGTCACGTCGGGAGAATTCATAGTGGCAAGTTGATTATTGCCGATAGCTATGCGAGCCGCCGCCAGAAGCCCTTGCGCATCACCCGTCATCGCCAGCCAGTAGGTTCCAGCCGGTATCAGCGTCGCCGCGCAAGTGATGGGAATGGCAACGGCTGCCAATTGCGCCGTCACGCCCGAGCAAAGCAGAGTTGTCCCTGCGACATCGTAGATACCAGCTCCCCACCGGGTATTTGTGGCGTTCCCACCGTACCCATAAAATCCATCCACCTTGCATTGTGCCTCAAGATGGATACGGGTGGCGTATACGCGATTGGCCGTCACGGCACCCTGATTGCTGCTGTCTATCTGGAGCGGAGACGGGTAGAAGGACGATACCCCGTTCACCCCGGCGGCGGAGGTTAGCTGAGTATGCAGCCAATCGATGTTGTCGCTGATCTGCGTCATTTGAGGAGCGGTCAGGACGTTGTAGACTACCCAGACGTGAGTATTATCGTATGCCATTATGGCCTCGCTCCGTGGTGGTCATGCTCGTGCTGCATGTCCGCCAACGATTGACCGTATGCGTTCCCTTTCGTCTTCGCCTTCACTTCATCCCGATCCGGATACCAATTCTTCCAGTTTATATCCGGCTCGGCGTTGATAATGTCCGCGATGGCTTGCACGTTCGGCGGGAACATGACGTTGTATTCCTCCTGAGCTTGGCGGGCCGCGATAGTCGCTTCCTGCCGGGCCGCAAGGTCAGGAACGGGGCGTAGGATTTTCTGCGTGATGCCGTTCGTCACCGTGGTCACTTCCTGCAAAGCGGTAGCCATAATACCCGGCCAACAGACGATGCAAATAACCTTATTGATCCCAATCCTGCTCTTGACGGCGTTTCCGCAGCGCGGGCATATCACACCCCAATCGCCGCCGTTGCAGAATGCGTATACATTTGCCATGTCATCACCTCTCAGATATACAGCCTGTGAAACGGATTGCCATATGGATCGGTTGGCGTGAAGTTCACCGTATCGCTTTCCGGGTAGAGAGCAAGGATGCTTATAGCTGGATCGGTCACGTCGTCGGCGGCGGCGCAGAGGCGGAAGGACCAGTTGCCGATAGCCGGTTCCAACTCTCCCAGCGTCACGTCGATAGAATTCCCTTCCCTGCATTCCCATTTGATAGACCCGACGAAGTAATCCCCGACGATGCCCGTCACAGTTTCCGCGACGGTGATCATCGACCCGACATCCAGCGTCGCGGCATAGGTGGCGAACAGATGATTATTAGGGTCGTGAGCGTGGAAGGTTACGGACTTGATGTAGTTGCGCGGGTCTTTATTATTCGCCAACAGCACCTTCCCAAGGTCTTTCACAAAGCTCTCGCTGTCCGAATACGGCACATCATACCGGGCAGGATGGGAGCCGTGGGTGTCGATGCTGTCCGCGTCCTGACTATTCTTCTCGACCGGCGTATTGTCGTAGATGCCTATCCCGCGCGCGTGGAAGATGCTCACGTATCCACGCACCGCGGCGGTATTGGCGAATGTTACTTGGATGGTGTTCGCCCCCCACACCGGGGTTATGACAAGGTTGGCGTTCAGGTCAGACCCGCCGGACGTTGACCCCATCTTGTAATCCGTGCCGGCCACAGGCCAGCCGACGGGCTGCGAACCTGCAACCATATCCACCCTGCGCCCCTGCATGTCGGGATCCGTGAAGGCGAGCGTCATAGTCTTGGCGTTCGTCGCGCCCGGTTCAAGGGTGAATTCAAGGTCGTCCGTCTTGGCAAGAATGACTGCAACCGTGTCCAGCTTTGGGGGATGGGCTACGGTCGTGACATCGTTTATCAGCTTCGCCCGGTCACGCTGGACTACCACCCCGCTCATCGTGTCGGCGAATGTGGCCTCGGAAACGGCGGACAGGCGTGAATGCCGGTTGTCCCATTTCAGCGTCTCACCATCCGTACCATCCCCGACGAGGAAAAGATAGGACAGGTCGGTCTGGCAGGAACGCTGTAGGGCCGTCAAGGGAGCCGACTTGTTATCGCTCATCCCGGTCAGGAGGTGGGTGTATGTTTCCAGCCCAACGGCGAAAGACGTGTGCCGGGGCGCATGCGCCATGCCCGCAAGCACAGCCGTAATAGCCTCGTCGATACGCTTGCCAGCCAGAACGGCTATTTGCCGGAGCGGAGCTTCGGACAGGTCATCGAAGTAGTCCGAGCACATCACGGGCGTCTCGTGGGAACCGTGCACACCTGGTACAGGTGTGATCTTCTTCGCTTTTGAGCGCAATTGGTACTTGGTCGTCGTCCCGTCGCTTATTTTCAGGCGGAACAGCGCCCCTAGATCGAACCCGGGGCGACAGGAAGCATGTCCGGGTGAATAGTAGCCCTCTGCAGCGCCCGTGTTGTCCGGGGCGTTGTTGAGCGTCATCTGCAGGCTGCCCGGCCCAGCGATGCGGTCGGTGGGGTTGTTGCCGGTGTAGCCGTGCTGGGCGGTTACGACGTTCTTGGCGTCCGTCTTCACCGACCTCCACCCGTAGGCTTCCTGAACCATCGGGAGCGTCCAGCCCTGATCCTCCCAGATGTATTCGTCGCCTATGAGGCCGGATTTCCAAGATACAGTAGCAGAGGTATTGATGCCGTTGATATAAGCAGTTGCGGCGGCGGGAATATTTGTGGCATCCGCGAAAGACAGAACCAGCGCATCGTTATAATAAACGTAACACACGCCTGATATGCGGGTGAATACTATGAATGTATATTTTCCATACAGCGAAGACGCAGACGGGGTAGTAACCCTGTGCCTATTGGCTGGATCGACCTGAAACGATATTCCATCATTCGCAGTAAGAACGCCAAGCGGGTCAAAATATACTACCGGGCCTTTATACGGGGAAACGTCATACGAGCCGTGAAGGACCGGGAAATTTCCCGCCCCCGGATTGGCCCCGTAGAACCAGCACGCCATAGCGAAGTCGCCCACTCCGAGCGTCCCCATCGTATTGACCGGAATGGATATTCCCCCGTTTCCTACCGTCCAATGTGCCCCGTTGCCGATCTTCGCGGCTGCGTAGGCGATATTGGTATCCGTTCCATGCTTCCCGTTGCCGGACGAGTCATTCGAGTTGGCCTCCAGATGCCAGAGACCCTTCGTATGCGCGTTCGGCACATACGCGGTAGGAGGAAAGCAGCCTTCGACATCCCAAGTCAGGACGGTCACACCATCACCTTTTTGAATTCAGACGACAGGGACATCATGAGAGCGGGAATTTGTTCATTCAGCTTACGCAATTCCGCCAGCATATCGCGCTGCGTCATCTGCGTGCTCAACTGCGACATGGTAAAGTCCTTCATGGATTGCTGGATACCAATAGCCGCGCCGGATGCCTGGTCAGCCGACATGGTAGCGTTCCCAATTGCCGACAAAACCTTTGACGCTGTTACCGCCGACAGCGCGCCGGGATTGATAGACGTGTTGCCAGTTGCCCCGCCGATCGTGGATAGGGCGCTCGCAGCCGAAGCAGGATCAAAGCCGCCGCCAGTAGCTCCGCCAATGGCAACCCCCACGTCCCACGGATTCGGCCCGTCATTCGTCCCACCCGCAAAACCCTGTACGTTCCTCAGCCCCTTCGAGAGCATGCGCTTAGTCTCGCCATGCGGGTACACCCGCCCGTCCGGACCGATGAGTTCATAGCCCTCTTCGCCTACGAGCGCCCACTTGCCCCCCAGAATGCCGCCCTCAGCGTAGGGTTTGGGTACAACAACATGCGAAGACACCGTGGGTATTTGCACGCCGAGAATTCTGTTTACCCAACCGATGGCGTTGTTATACATCTCCTCCAGTTTATAGAGAAAGTTCACGATAGCATTCCCGATCCCAAACCCAAGATGGTGAAACGCCAATTTCAGACCCAATATAAGTTCATCCCAAGTCGGCAACTTTGTATCCTGCACGAAGTTGTTTATCGGAGTAATGAGGTTATTGGTTAGCCATACGTCCCAACCCATTTTCTCATAATAGGGTTCGTCTTTAGCTTCATTGAACGGGTCAATGATGTTCGTCTGGAACCAGCCAACGGCATCCCATCCGGCGTTTATGGTGTTCGTGGCCATCACGCCCATCATGTTTACGCCGGTAATCGCGGCGTTGGATGCCTTGGGAACATTTTCCGAAATCCACCCGGCGATATTCCCGAGGGTCGTAAGTGTCCCGGCCCAATCCAATCCTGAGAACCACGGCCAGAAATCATGGACGACAGTATCCCGCAGGTCAAGCAACGCCTCCTGCCACGGGGTGAGAACGACGTGCTGAGCATAATCGCCAGACAAGCCCTGCATGTATGGAGCTTGGGCGGACGTAGAAGAAGCCGGAAGCACACCGCTCGCCTCCCGATCCGCGCGCGGCTGGTACCCGTGCGCGATACGCCATTGATTTTCAACTGAGTATGTCGGCGCACCGCCCGCGCCGGTCATTCCAACGAGGCTTGTGCTTCCGGAACCCCCGAACATCAGCCCGAGGAATGCCCCCATCTGAGTTATGGCCGGCAGGAGGCCAGCCACTAGATTACCCAACCACGTCACAGCGGATTGAAGCATAGGGATGAAAGCGATCCCGAGGACAACGGCGATCCCCGTGAACTGCTCCTTCAGCATATTCATGTTGAACCCGAGTTGTTCTATCCGGCTCACCTGATCCGCAGAAAGCGCGAGCCCCATCTTGGATGCCTGATCGATATACCTCTGCATCCCGCCGTTTGCGGCTTGGCGGAGAATTTCATCCACCTCGGTACCCGACCGTCCGAATAGCTTCATTTCAAGAGCGGTCTTGGCCGTACCGTCGCTCATCTTGCTCATGTAGTCCGCCACTTCCTGCAGCAGGGCGGGCGTTGATTTCAGCTTGCCGTTTACGTCGTAAATGTCGATCCCGATGGCTTTGAGTTCCTTGCCGGTAGTTCCCAATCCTCCCCCCACGTCAACCAACCCCTTACCCATAATGTTCAGCCCCTTGGTTAGAGTCTCGATTGACGTGCCTGTTACCTTGGCGATGAGGCTCAGCCCTGCGGCCTCTTTCGAGGTCACGCCGAGCAGATCCATTGTGCTGTCTAGCTCCTTGCCCCATGCGATTGTCTTATTGACACACACCACCAGAGCGCCGGAGATTGCACCGATAGCGGCTACAGCAAGGCCGGCAAGAATGGGTACCTTCCCGAGATGGCCCAGAAAAGCCGAAATCCCGGTCGGGTCGTATTTCGTACTGATACGCTGGACGATAGGTTGCAGGTCAGGCATAGCTCACCTTTTCATCTTCGCGAGGACGGCCTTCATGTTTTCCATCGACTTCGCAACCTCCGCGTCAATCCGTTCTGCTTCCAACTTGCTTTCTTCCTGACTGACCGGCTTGTCTGAAATCTCGGTCTGAGCGTTATCCGGGCGCAACCAGGGGGCAAAGTCGTACACTTCGAAAGGCTTGGGGGTGTCCTTTGGGTTCCTGTTGAAATTGGCGGTCATGGCAAGTAGGGTAGCCAATAGAACCTCCAGCCTGGTAGACCGTTCTTCCGCCTTGTCTCTGCTCCATCCCTCCCGGCTGAGATATTCATGCCATGCGAGGTATTCCGATGATCCCATGCCAGACAGGTCGCGCCCCAACTCTAGGGAGAGGGCGCTGTATCCGTCTTCTTCACGTTTGGGAGGTTGTCGATAACCTCATCCGCCGGGATGATGCCAGACAGTTGAAGAATGGCCTTCCCGATGATCTCGTAGTAGTCCGCCCGCATTTCAGGAACCTCATCCATTGAGGCAAACATTGGCGATCCGTCTTCGTTGATACACCCGAGAGATAGAATGAATTTGCTGAGGTTGACCTGTTTCTCGGGAGGGAATTTCGGCAGGCCGTCCGCGCCAATTTCCAGATATTTCAAGTACGCCAGACGCTGCGGGGCGGTGAATTCCTTGATGGATACAACGCCAACATCCGGAAGCGCAACATCCTCCCGGCGTAAATGGGAAGCCGCGAGGAAGGAAGCCCGGTCGAGCCGTGCGAGTTCGGTTTTCTTACCCTTCGTCATCTTCTCACCTCTCACAGTCATGGGGGAGGGGCGATGGTCTGCCCCTCCCGGCGCTTTGTCGAAGCACTTTTACGCGGTGGTGCAGATGCACATGGTGTCAATGGTCGGCGCGGCGGTGATAGCGCAGGTGATGGTGGTCGCCCCGCCGTTGGAAATCCACGTCACGATACCCGTGTTCGCCCCGACGGTCGCGTTCGCAGGCGTGCCGGACACGAAGGACAGATCGGCCACGGGCGCGACGATGGAAAAGCCCGAAGTGCCGTAGGTGGCGATCACGGTCAGTTGAACAGGCGAGCCGCCCACGACCAGCCCGAAGTCGCCGCCCGCGATTCCGAGGGTCGTGACACCCGTGTACCACGCGCCGGCTGTTGCGGCGAAGACCGGGATACCGGTCGGGTGGATGGTGAAGGTGATCTTCTCGCAGCCAGGCGAGGAAGCGCCCGCAGCGCCGCTCAGTTTCACGTCGCTGATCCAGCCCTTGCCCGTGTGGGCGGCATCCATGTAGAAACTTTCGCCGGTGGGCGTGTCGATCTGGATGTCATGCAGGGCGCAGGCAACAGCGTAATCCGTGAACGTCTTCATCGACCCGTTGGCCGCCACGACTTCCACGGTGAAAGGCTCCACCCCGAGCACGCCATCCGGGATGTTCGTCTTGAATTTCCCGGTCGGCGCAAGGACGGTCGTGTCCAGCGCACCCGGGCCTGAGACGTTCAGCCCGTCGGGCATGGCGGACACAGCCGCGACAGCCGCCCCGTCGATCTTCAGAATTGTTCCGATGTTGGTATATCCAGTAGGCATGTTATTGCTCCTTTAGTACAGAATGAACCAATCGGACTTGGCGTAGAACATTACCGGATTGTCCTCATGGCCTTCCCCGTATGGCCCAAGAGCGGGGAACGATAGGATAAAGTTGGTTCGGTTGTAGTCCAGCTTCGCCTGTACCTGCCCGATCAACACGAGCAGACCCGCCTCGGTCGCGGCGCACATCACAACCGCTATCCGCGCGGTGGAGTACACGCGCACTCCGCTGAGATAGTGATCAGAATTCTCGCCGATGCGTTTGTATTCCACATATGGCAGGGTAGGCGACATATCCACGCGCGGCACGAGCGGAGAGTAGACCGTGAAGGCTCCGCCCGAAGCAAGCAGCGTGTCAAGCGTGGAGAACATGCTCATTCTTCCTTCCAGGCAAACTTTTTCAACACGGCGATAAACTTCTCGCCTTGCTCTTTGGTTATCGCCTTCTTGATAATGACGTGCGGCCTATCGGGATTTTCCACGTCAAGGGTGAATGAAAAGTATGTCATGTTCTCTCCGAAAATCTCGGAAAGCTCCTGCCCAATGTCCGCCATCGTCACGTTTACCATTTTGCCTCCATCACTTTACCGCCTTGTTGACGAACAGCTGCAACGTGCCTTTGAAGCCGACATCCTTGACGACGAAATCAACGGCAGGTCTCACGAAGGGTTGTGCGTCCATCTTCCATGTCCCGAACTCCACGAAGGCGGGATAGTCCACGTCCACGCCTCCCCAGAACCCGCCGCCGACAGTCACTTCCGCCGTCTGCTCGTCCACCTTGCGATACTCGATGCTGGAGAGCATGTTTCCCTTGTCGATGGGGCAGCGGATACCAGCTTCCTCCGCCACGCGCTTGGCTATCTCCATGATGTTCTGAGACGCGCCGGATTTGAGAGCCGTATCCACTTTCTTCATGGACACGATGCTCTCATTGACGCCGGTGAGGCCAGCGGGCATCTTCATACCCTGTCCTCGTAACGCGGATAGACGTATGGGTCTTGCTCGCCCGTGATCGTGGTCAGGATGATGCCCGGGGCGGACGCCATGCCGCCCGGCACACGGTTCCAGTACCAGTCCCGTAGGCGCGTGAACTCCGCAACGTGCTTCTCAAACTCACTTGACGTGCCTTGCACAGGATCGAAGCGGGCGGACTGAATACGCAACAGCGCCCATTGCCAGAAGTAGGCCAGCCCGATAGCGTTGAAACGCACCGTATCGGTGCATTGGGCCTCAGTCGTGTAGGCGTTGTCGTATTCCTTGATAGCGTCAGCCAGAACGGGGGCAAGCGCCGTTTCGTCCGGCGTTCCAAGCAGAGCCTTGGTTGGCGCTGGCAGGCTTGCGATAACGTAGGTCAGCATCGTACTTGGCATTCAACCTCCGGTACCGGGGAGCCGGGGAAGGAGATGAAACCCCGGCCCCCCATTCACCGCACCCCGAGGGGTTACGGCATACCGCTTTAGACCATGTCGGCCCACGCGCCGGCGTCTTCGAAGTCCCAAGCTGCCATACCTCGGTTCCACACGCCGAACCCGAACTCCGCCGTCATTTCCTTGGCGTACAGCGGGAAGCCAGGATACGAGGAAGTCAGGCGCAGCCCTTGCAGGGCCGGTTCCTCCGGCTGACGATACATCAGGGGCTTCTCGTCCATGCCGGTTGCCACTACAAGCGTGTAGTGGGCCTTGATGTACGGCTTGACCCAGACTTCCTCGCCGCCTTTCCAGTATCCGATTTTCTGATCTTCAAGGTCGCTGTTCGTGGCCCGCTCAACCGTTTCTTCTGAACCGAGCGTGGTCGGCAGGACGAAGCTCTGGGTGAGCTTCGTGAAATCGGTGAGGACGATGAAGTCGTCCTTGTCCGCAAGTGCGATATAAATCCGCACGTTGCGGGTGTTCCCGTGTTCCTCGACGTTATCCACCGCAGCCTGCACAGAGGCGTTGGTGATCGCCGCCGTGCCGGTTCCGAGGTGAGTGTGCGTCCCGGCGAACGTCGCGCCAGCCGGGGAGGGAGGCGGAACAACACCGTCGTTGTTCCAGACGCGCTTGACAGCCAGCGAAACGCCGTTGCTCAGACTGTCCACGAAGGTGTAGTTCGTACCACGCGCGAGCGCCTTCATCATCGCGGACGACAGGGACTTGTAGTACGCATCCCGGCCGCGCAGATACATATCCGCAATCTCGGAAGCCTTGGCGCGCAGGAAGAAGTCCTCAGTCCAGCCCAGCCCAAACGAGAACTTATGAACCGGGAAGGCAGCGGTGATGCCGGGGTTCTGCTTGTACTTGGCCGGACGACCGAGTTCGTCGATCCAGTCCATCTCGCCGGTGGTCTGCGTCCCCCAGATTGCCTGCTGAGCCGTGGTCGGCTGAGCGAAGTCGGCAATCATCTTTTGCACCTGAGCGTTGTCATAGGCGAGTTGCGCGTTCAACACGGTGGAGATTGTGTTGAGGCCCACGGAAGCCGCCGAAGAAAACTTGACGGCTTGAAGATCGGCTACGGAGTAAATTCCCTGAGGCATTGTCGTTTCTCCTTAGCCGGGATTCCGGCAGATTTCGATGTCAGTCGCGCTGACACCGACGGCGAACGGGCGATCACCGGCCAGCACGATTGCGTCCGAGATAGCCGCAGCGGTCGCGCTGATCCAGTAGCCATTCCCGATGATGATGCCGGTCGTTTCGGTGATGTGAACCCGCGTTCCCGGCCCCTCCAGCGTCACCGGGTCGCCGATGGCCTTCGCTCCAAGGATGGAGAAGCCGTCGTACGCGGCGAGGGTGACAAGGGTGGGAGAAGTGGTCGTGGTGATGGACTTGTAAACCTTCCCGTCCGTGTGGACATAGCAGGGCGAGCCGACGGGGATGATTTCCGCAGCCGGCCAGCTACCCGCCTTCGGCTCGATCCGCCGATCCACCAGGTACGGGGCGGTCGCTTTCGTGATGTTTGCCATTGGATATTCCTCCGCCGTTCCGCATGGACAGCGGACGCGGCATAGTTAGAACGGCTTGACTTTCGAGGGGACGGGCACAAACTGCCCCTCCACTTTCTTCTTCCCGACCGGCGTGGGCGGCATCTTGCTCGGAGGCTGAGCAGGCATCAGGCCGCTCACCTTCTTCAGCCAGTCACGTTTGTCGGGCGCGGACATGCTCTCGGGCAGCGCGTCGAAGGCCGCGACAACAGCATCGTCAAGGTCGCCTTTCAGCGTTTCAATCTCCACCTTGCAGGCTTCCACTTCCCGCTCGTTGCGCTTTTGGATCTCAGCCGTCTTGGCGTCCAAGTCAGCCTGTAGCGTGATGCGATGCGCTTCCTCGCGCCTCTCGACTTCCGCGATGCGCCGCTGAACGATTGCGTTCACTTCGTCCTGGGTGAATGTCTTCGCCCGATTTTCACGGTCGCCCTGGATTTCCTGCTGTTCTTCTTTCTTGTCAGCCATGAGAGACTCCTTTGCGGGTCATGTACCCGCTCCCGGCTGAGCCGGTAGATTATGGTGAATTCGGATAGGTTTCGTGCAGTTTAGCTGGCCTCTTGTTCGCACAGTCAAGGCAGATCATGGAGATTGCGCCTTGCTGGGCGGCAGAATACGCCCAATGTTTACCGCATTGGGCGCATTCAACGATTATTCGAATGTCAACAATCCGAGCTTCGGGGGTATCCTCGGGAATATTGATAACCTTGGTCATATATATATAATATACCCGGAATGTCCGAATTACAATAGGCAAACTCTCATGGAACTCTAATCTGATGTACAATGTACATATGACATTCAAAAAAGGCACGACCTTCACATTCAAGATAAAATCAGAGGATAAAGAAAATATTGCTATCGTGTCTGCTAAATTAGGTATGAGCGGCGCGGAAGCTATCCGTTTTCTGGTACGATTTGCTGCCGTGCAATTCACGAAAGAAAACGCCCCGGTTTGCCCCTTCCAAAACATGAGGATTTTGACGAAATGAATATCTACGCCATCGACCTCTACTCAGGAAACTACTATCCGGGCTTCTCCCTCCCCCTGCAGGCCATGTACGACCACGGCTTCCGGCACGCCTGCATAAAGGCCAGCATGGGGGGCGGGCTGGACTATCGCTGGATGAATAACAAGGCCTTCGACACCGTCGAATGGTACGCTAACTACTTCCGCGCCGCCGGCTGGGACGTGTCCCTTTATCATTGGGCCGATCCGGTTCAGCCTCTCGAGGCGCAAGTACAGCGGTTCGCCGGCCAGTTGAAGCGGCTGGGGGTAGAGGTCGGCTTACTGGATTGGGAGCAAACATGGGGGGATTGGGCGGCATGGGCGAAGGCCTCCCGGGGGGAAATCCCTTGGGCGGACGTCCCCCAGGCAGCCCCGGCCAAGAACCTGAACGCTGCAAACTACATGCTGGAACACAAAGACCTCGCCATGCTCCGTCAGTTGGAGCTTTACACTTACGCATGGTTCCCGGAATCGGCCTGCAAGTTGAAGGATTGGCCCTTCCGCGCCCGTAAGCCGTGGATTGCAGCATATCCGTCCCTAAAGGCCGAAAGCGTGGTTATGGAGACGTGGGAGGAATGGGAGAAGTGGACGCCGGAAGGCTCACCGATCGCGTGGGCCGGGAACCGACCGCCCGGGTTGAAGCCCGAGGAATGGTCATTCTGGCAGATGCAATCCGGGATATACCTGCCCGGTGCCAAGGATCACTACGATTACAGCATATTCAACGGGGATGAGGCGGCTTACAACGTATGGGTTGGCAAGGAAGCGCCCATTCCCCCTGATCCGTGGGATAAGGCCGACAAGGACGCTATTCTAAAGACGTTGGCTGTGGATCACAAGCTGTACCCCTAATCCACAGGTGCGCCGCATTTGTGGCAATCGGCTTTACGAGCAGCCCATTGACCACAATGCTGACATTTCACGATGACGTTTCCGGGGAATAAGTCTCCCCAGTCACTGCTTTTCAGCAACGGCATAACGTCAAATCCAGGATCGGCGGCAAGTTCCAATTTTATCCGCATCAGATAATTCGGCTCATAAGATGCGCTTGCGTGTGTAACCCCGTATACTTTAGGTTTCATCCCGGCCTCGCTCTCCCTATTGTAAGCTCGAATGGCAGGCTTTCCCACCAAGCTTGCATAGTAATACCATTTTCCACTCTTCGTCGCCAGACTTCAACTTTGTGCTGGTGAGTGTGTGCAGGATATATGTGGCAGGCATGGCAGACCAATTCGATATTCCGAGGATCATCGAGCCAACGTGAGTACCCTTTGGCACGATGAATGATGACGTGATTACGCTCCAATTCCCGCCACTTTCCGCAGATTTCGCAGATCCCATAACTCACCCCTTCACGCCAAGCGCGGTGCGGGCAGATATAGCGCGAGAATTGGCGTATCCTCGTATTTGCTGAATATGTTCAAGTAGCTCATCCCGTTTGCCCGCTCTATTTGCTATTGTCTCCAACGACTTTGTGGCATCTTCCAGCGCCTCCCTCAGCGCCTTTACCTCCAAGTCGCGGGCGCGTTGAGCCGCAATCCAAGTGACTTGTGATACTGCTTCATAAGACGGAATGAGTGGTATCGGGTTGGCTTCTGGTGACATATCCCACCACTCACGCCAATTTTTATACTGTGTCGGTTTGTCGCTCATTCTTCCTCCCAATCTGTAGCGTCAACGTTTGCGTCGGCGGTTTCGTCTGCCGGTATTCCCATTTTCCATTCTTCCCGGTAATCCATTCCATCGTAGAATTTTCTATGCTTTTCGGCGGTCAGCCGGACGCATTCATCGACAACCAATTTGTGGTAGAGAAGATAATCCGATAATTTATCTATCGGGCCAGCCCATTTATTGCCATCTGGAAGAACGGCATTTACGTCTGTCACTTTGCCTCCCTTTTCAGAATAGCAGAGGCGGCGGCGATGGCGGCGCGGTCACCATCATCCATCCCGTATTTGTTTGCTACACGCCGCAACGCCTCCACGCACATCCCAACCACCTCCAGCGCCGCCACATATCGCGCCATGAGGACGTATTTAGACTCTGGCATATCAGGCAATATTGCCGTCAAGTCTATCGTCAGGTTTGGCTCCGCGCTCTGTGCGGCAGGTTGGGCGGGACGGTAATTCTTAGGATCATGCACCGGGCAACCATGCCGCAATACTCCACCCTCCTCTTCATACGAGGGGGCACAATCGCATTCTGGCTTTTCCCCCAACTCCCTCCGCGTCGGCTCGGGGGAGGCGGGGAGCAACGTAAAATTTTTACATGAGCATAGGGTACAAATTTTTTGATAGTTGGTATCTGCCCTGCTTTGCGAATGGTCCTTAATTGCATGTCCGCAGGTACACTTCTCCCCGCCCTCGGGGGCCGCAGGAACCAAATATCGAATACGCTTCCCGTGCGCCTTGGAATATTCAATTTCCCCGCGAGTGGACTTCCCGATATATCCCCCCACATTGATTACCAAAATTTCATCGGAGAGATCAATCTTCCGCTTATGCAATTCGTCCAGTTCATTTTTTGCTTCGTCGGAAAGTTCTGGCTCGTCTGGATCATGCCCAAATACACCGCATGATAAAACGATCCGCCCAGCAAGCGTCTCGGATTTATTAGCGTCCTCAAACTCTTTTTTGAAGCGCGTCGATCCGCATAATGTAACTATGATTGGAGCCTCGGGGGCCGCAGGGGATGCGCGGAGGGCGGCAACCATTTCTTCGTACGCCAGATTATCGCCGACGTAAAAGTTGCCCTCGTCCTCGTTGCTGGCTTCCAAAACGGTATCAACGTATTTCTGAACAGCCGCTACCAGTTCGTTGCTCATCGCCGTTCTCCCTTCTCAATATCTTCCACGAATTCGTGCATCATTCTCAATAATCCATGCCTGATAAATAATACATAGTTAGTGTGGTATCCGTACTTCTCATCCACCCATGATTGGAATGACCGGATGAAAGACTCGTAATACATCACGCATATTTTCCTGAGTATCCAGTTCATCGCATCTCCTCTCTGACCCGCGATCCGTATCATTGCGGAGCGGGGGTAACTTCCTTCAACGCACAATTTATCTCTGCGACCAGCACTTTCGCGTCGTCGTTTGTCAGGGTAATATCATTGCCCTCCGTCTCACCATGAATAAGGATTTTCCACACAAGTTTTATTTTGTCCCATAGACTGTAATAGGGATGATATGACGTAAAAAAGGTTAGGTAAATATCTTGGTAATCAGGGTCTTTATCTTCGGAAAACCAAGCAACCTGAATGGCGTGACCGCGGCATGTACACGGTATCATTTTAATTTTCAACATCCTTAGCTCCTTTCGGTCTCTTGCTTATGACGATCCGGGTTCGGGGAAGCGGTACAGGTCCAGCAGGTCTTCCCTCGATCAATAGGCATCCCCGGTTCCTGAGCCGGGAGACGCCCGGTGCTACCCCTGCGGTTTACGGGATGCGAGCATGGCGGCAAGTAGACGATTACCATCGCCACCGCCAACCGAAGCCGGGTATCGTTCGCCCCATTCCTTCGCCGCATCCCGCTCACGGAGCCGGGCCATTATTTCGTCCTGACCGGCTTTTGAATTGAATGCGTTATTCCACAATTCTTCCCAAGTCATTTCCGTCACTGGTTTCACTTCTTCGCCTCCTGCTCGGCGGGGATGAGACGGCGATAGTGCTCCAGGGCCGCATGATCCTTGTAAAAATTACAGCCCATGCAGTACACGCCGTCGAACCTGGCATAGATGCAATCCTTGATATGTTCATTCAGGGCGGCTGCCATGCGTTCCACCGCCAGCCGTTCCGCCGCTTCCTTCGCGTCATGGTTGGGCATGGGGAGAGTCATGGCAACAACTCCCCCGCCTCGACGTGAACGGAATCGCCTTCACAGCTATACTGACAATAATACAGCCATCCGGCAACCCGTTCCTCTTTCACGTCCTCTGGAAATCTAGCATTCTCCTTCACGAACTCCTTGGCAAATTCCAAGGCAGATTTGAACGACTTGAACACGCGGATAACCGGATCAATGTGCCTATCGTTGCAGTAAGCTATGTAAATCTGCATCTTCCTTCTCCTTCGGCAGCATCGCCCCAAACGCCTGCTTTAGCTGCTCATCCGTGACGGGCGGCATGTACCGATCGTACATCGCCTTTAGCGCCGCGTCTGACAGCAGGGCCATATTCTCGGCCGGGATGCCCCACTCTGCGAGGGCTTCGATCATTTCGTTGCGAGTCATGGCACACGTCCTTTCGGAATGTTTGGATCCAAGCCCCTTGTCACTTTTGAGGGTGGACAAGGGGGAGAAGGCTATTTTCCGGTATACTCTTTTCTCGCCCTTTCGAGTTCGCGTCTGAAATACTCCGCCGTCTTTTCGGCGCGTTTTTTATCTTCGGGCTTTGCGTCGCGGATACTATCCATTGCGTTTTCCCACCGGTCTCGATAATAGATAAATTCGGCGCGGGCATCTTTTGTATTCATGGTATCCATTCCTTTCCGGTAGATGATGCGCTTATCTGCAATAAGAATACACCTGACATCCGGGAGATTTATGAGAATCAGATAAGAAACAGATGAGAGAATAAACAGGGTATATTGCCTCGCTATTACCCGTCTGGTTGAAAACCAGCGCCGAAGGCGAGCCGCGCCCCGGCGTGTTCTTTGCCGGGTGATCTGCAGCGGCGAGCCGAGGCGCAACGCGTAACGCGCGGAACGTACTATAACGTATGGGTTATTTGGATAACGAAGGACATTGTTTGCCGGCCGGTAGATAGTTCTTGGCCCGCAAGGGGTGGCTGTGGATGGCCTGTGGATAACTGCGTCCGTCTTTCAATCGCATCGCCCCACCAGCCAGGCTGCCAGGCTTTTTGCCACCGCGCGGCACTCGCGTACCGTCCGCGCGGCTGGGTGGGGTCTGCGCGGACTATTTGTGTGGATCCAATATAAACTCCGCAACCCAGCGGCCGGTGCCTTTACCGGGTTGCCCGTCCTCTGTGGCCAGCCATTTTACATTCCCGAGATTTCGTATTTCCGCGCCGGCCTCAATCATCATCAAAACCCACTTGTCTATTGGGTAGACAAACACAACCTTCTTACCCTTTTTGAATTCTATAATAGCCTTACGCGCCCACGCAGTCGGGCCTATTTTCTTTTTCTTTCTTTGATCCATATATCCGCCGAACGGCGGGTTTACATAAGAGGATCCTCCCCACTCAATCTCCAAGCCGTCAAATCCTTCTGGCCTTGGAAACGGGCATGGATCGAAGTTTATTCCAAATTCTTCTTGGATTGATTCGAACATCTCGGGGGGAGTAAGCCAATAATGCCGCCCATCACCTTTATTGCCTTTTGTATACGTCATAAAAAAATCGTCCTCTCTTTCCAGACCTCAGCCTCAGCTACCCGCGACGGTGACGGGGCAAAGGCCTGGAAACAAGGGACGATTTTACCGATTGCGCGGGTAGCTTTCATGCCTGAATTATTGCACACTTCTTGCGCCGGTGTCAAGCCCGGGTTTTTCTCATGGAATTCTCACCTGATTCTCATCTTTCTCCGCCCGAACCGTAGGATAATACTGGCATGAATAACCTACCAATCGTCCTGCTGCAAGTCGCAAACATCGCCATGACGTTGGCGCAGGATCATCACCCGCGGGCCGAGTATTGGAAGCACTTCACCTACTGGCTGGCCCACAGAATAGGAGTGACCATGGACAAGAAACCCGAGTTTTCGCAATTCTACAACATCATCAAGAAAAAGGAAGCGCTCGTGACGACGCTGCAAATCATCGCGGACACGTCAAACGACGATGACAGCCGATCGCAGGCGCGGGAATGCCTCATTGACATCGGGGTTATAGCGCCTCCGGCCAAGCAGGAAGCCCTTCCGCACATGCCCCCGATGCCGGATCCTCCGCCCCTATATGGCCCTTTCGATCATGGCCCCGCCGAGGAAGTAATGAGTGAGCCGGGCTTCGGAACATTCGGTAAACTCCCGGATTTTGACGCAACGCAGGAGCGCGAATCAAAACCGAACGGCGAACCTCCCCAATATGGAAAGGATGGCGACGATGCCTATACCGACCACTGAGGAACGGATCCGCGCCGCCCAGATGGAAGACGCTCACGAGGCTTTCACGGCCTCGCACAGATCACACAAGGAGAAGACCATGACTGACGAACCGAAAGGAACCGCAATCGTAATGGTGGGGCAGGTGGAAATGGCCCCATCGCAGGTCATAGCCAACGCCACCATCCTCGCCAAAGGGTTGGCAGACCTCATCAACACCCGCCAACTCTACAAGGTCATCAAAGACCGCAAGTATGTCTTCGTGGACGGCTGGACTACCCTCGGGGCCATGCTGGGCGTCGTGCCGATTGAGGAAAGCGTAACCCTCACCGAAGATGGTGACTACCTCGCCACGGTCAAGCTGATCCGGACGAAGGACGGCCAGCAGGTCGGCGGCGCATCCGCCCTGTGCGGAACGGACGAGCCGACCTGGATGAGCCGCCCGCGCTACGCCCGCCGGTCGATGGCGACCACCCGCGCCACAGGCAAAGCCTTCCGCCTATCCTTCTCGTGGATTATGAAGCTGGCCGGATACGAGCCGACCCCGGCCGAGGAAATGCCGGTAGAGGGAGAGTACCACGAGGAACCCGAACAGCCGATGCAATCCACCGGCTCGAAGTGGCCCCGCGAAATGGTCGAACGCGTGGCGAACATCGCGGAAACGAAGCACGACAAGGAAGCCGTCAACATCCTGAACCTGTCCTGTTTGAAACCGGGGGATCCGCTGGAGGACGTGTCCAGGTGGACGCAGTTGTACCTGTTCCACCGGTGGAAAAGCCTCAAAGGACGCATTCCGGCGGACGAACCCGGCCCGGCGGCGGAGAAGGCTACCGCCGAATTCGGCACGAAGGTTCCCGGCGCTGCCGGGTAGAATAGAAAGGAGAAAGGGTGTTCCGGAAAAATATGTAAACCGAGGTTTCAAAAAAGGCTCCCGTCGGGGGAGCCTTTTCGTTTCCGGGAATGCTACTCTTTCGGAACCAGCTTATAGATGCCCGAGGCCACGAGGGAACACAGCAGGCAGAACAGGACGAGCACGGCCCAGCCGGTGAAGGCCAGCGGGATGCCCGTCGAGGCGATGCCGATGACCGCCCCCATGACTGCGCCGACGGCCAGATTGATTGCCAAGGCCGCCTTGTCCTTGATACCGAATTCCTTGACCGCCTGCGTCACCCCGATAATGATGAGGATGAGGATTCCACCCCCATTGGTGAGCATGGCAACGAGCGCGAGCAACGGTGTCATTAGGTCGTTCATTTTACGGCCCTCCTTTTAGGCCGGGATTACTAATCGTAAGCCGTTTCCGGAACGGCTACGGTCGTGCGGTGCGGCCACGGTTCACAGCGACAATGATCGTGGCTTTCCATCCGCATGCTCATCGGGTAGGGGCCGTTGGCGGCCATGTCCATGCACCAATCGCATGCATCCGGCTCAGGTACCCAATCCCATTCCTCGAATACGTTCAGGTCGCTCAGAACGTCGATCACCGCGTTGCGCTGCTTGTCCTCGGGCGTCTGGAATAGCTCAGCGATGAGCGCGGTGAACCCGAGGAAGGCCAGCGCCCACTCGATCTTGACGCGCTTCGGGGACTTCGGGAATTGGTTGGTCATTCTTTCGCTTTCTTATCCGCCGCCTCTTTCCGCGCCGCGTCATT